GAACCTATGACATTAGAATCTCAAATTTGTCCACCATTTATTAGTAAAGTACACGAATAAAAGCGAAATTCGAATTGTCGGATTCTCGGCATATATAGCATGTCTTGCGAAATATCGCAGGTGCGAAATCTGCACCCGCAGATTCTCGCCGAAGACCCGATAAATAGGTCGCTTTCAGGAGATGAAATAGTTAAACTTTTGCCGGAAATTCAGATAGTTACATATTCTAGTCTTTTTAAAGTTTCTAATATTGATGATATTTTGTATCCAACAGGCGCTGCAGTTATATTATACCAAACAAAAAAGAATTATGGACATTGGACTTGTATTTTTGTTAGAAACAAAACTTTATGTTTTTTCGATTCCTACGCTATGATGCCAGATGATCCAGACCGATTAAAATATGTAGATGAAGAAATATTAATTCAAATGAATGAAACACACGCATTTTTAGCCGAACTTATGAAAAATTCAAGATATAAATTTTTAGATTATAATGAATATCGCCAACAAAGCAAAAATTCCACAACATGCGGTAGACATGTAATAGTTCGTATATGGCTAAGAGATTTTAACAATAAAGAATATAATAAATTTATGCACTCTACTAAATACTCGCCTGATGAATTAGTGACAATTCTAACTGAAAATGCGTTTAATGATTTTGAATGCGATATCCGCAAAATAAAGTTCTATAAATAGCGAGAATCCGACAAGTCGAATTTCGCACCGTTCGGGTGTAATTTTTATATTATTTTTTATCTAATTGGTGCGAAATTTAATTTATCGCTATTATATATTCAGCCTACTAAAAGTTATGTCTAAGCTAGAAAATACAGTAGATCCAGATCAACAATATGTGACGGTTCCCATTAATTATACAAATCAAACTCCAGGAAATAATGATCCGCAGCCAGCAAACATAATTGTTAATCGTCAAAGTGTTATTTTAAATAGAATTCAAGATTTTTACTGCTCGGTCGTTAGAATGTCTATTAGCGCTTTTGCTATTCCACTACAAATCGCTAGTCTTGTTGTTGGATCTGATTATAGCCAAAATCAAATGATTTATTCTTTTACTCTAACTTATAATGGTTTTTCTAGTGGTCAAGTAAATGTAACTTGGTATCCAGTTAATCTAAATGCTATCGCTAATACAGGTACTGTCACTACATCGCTTCAAGCTAGCAATCCATATTATTTTAATTATTCATTTAGTCAAGTGGCAAGCAATTTAAATCGCGCTCTCGCCCAAGCATTCACTCAACTTGCAACCGCAGCAGGAGGACTTCCAGGCGTTCAAGCACCAACTATTTATTTTGATTTTCAACGTCAAAGTCTATTTATTCAAGCTCAAGAAGCATATTATAACATAAATAATTTGAATCCGATTTTTATTTGGTTTAACAATGAGGCTGCGCCATTATTTACTAATTTTGATTATTTAAAGGCTGCAAGCAATGATCCTAACGGTATGGATAATTTCTTCACTATGATTCCAGGCTATAATAATGTAGTTGATAATCAAATTCAATTATATCCATTTTCTTTTGATCCAGCCTATTTTTCAGTGATAGATTCGATACAAATTATTACAAATCTTCCTATTAATTTTGAAAGTATTTTGCCTGTTAATCAAAATTACGGACAAACAAGTATGAAAAACTTATCTAGTTTAGTTTCTCCACTTAATCCATCCAGTCCGATTTTATTTGATATTTCTCCTGATTATTCTAATATTCAATCATTCGGAAGTCCATTATTTTATAATAAACAAGATACTTATCGTTTTGCGTCTATTTTTGGCAGTGGCGCTCTTTATTCATTTACTTTAGGTGTTCAATTTAGCCTTTTAGATGGATCAGTTGCGCCATTGATGCTATATCCTCAGACTAATTGCGTTATTAAGCTTGGTTTCTTTAAAAAGAATTTATTTAATAGTAATTCATATTCAATAATTGATCAATTAAAAGAGGAGACTCAATTATTAAAATTTTCTAAACTTAAACAATAATTTATTATTGTAATTATTTATTTTTTTTTATAAATATATATCACTTTAAGCTAAGCATGGCAGGGAATCTACCAACTGTTATTTTGACCGATCGTCGTAAGGACTTTAAGCTAAAGAAGCAAGACATATGCCTTGTCGGAGGTAGTAAGATTAATTGTTTTAATACTCAGTTCACTAACTTTCCAGGGGCTACTAATATTAGTACACAAATTCCAGAATCACAGGGTCTTATTCGAGCAAGTGAACTAAACTGGAATGGCACAGCAACTCTTGTAGTTGTTGGAGCCGCTGATGGAGCAGGTGTTAATGGAATTACTTATGGAGGTTTTGCGCTAAATAGCAGCCCAATTTATCGAATTATTCAAAATGTAACTATGGTTCTTGGTTCGAAAAACGTTTCTTGGGGTAATATTAATAATTATATTGATATTTTAACTCGAATTCGACGATCAAATTTTGTTGATTGGTCATACAATTCAGGAGGTGCTCTTACAAATGATAACTGCACACAATATGCAGACTTTTTCGGATCACCTAAAAATGTTCTAGGCGCATGGTATAGCCAAACACTGGGACAAAATCCTAATACTCGTCTTAATCAATTAACAATTACAGCCGTCACTCCTGCAGGAGAAGCAGGACAGGCAACAACTATTAAAATTTCCTTTGACATTTGGGAACCATTTTGGTTGGGCCCCTTCATTAGTAATAATGATGATAAGCAGGCTTTCGTTCGTGCTGGAGCTATGCAGATTAATATTTCTACAGGAACTGATTTAACCCAAATGTTCTCATTTGATCCTGTACAGACTGCTAGTGTAACTTCAGTTTCTTTTGCTACTCCTACTAATCAATCAAATCTTTATTGGTGCTATCAGACTATTGATATTAGTGATCGCATTAGTAGTTTGGGTCCTCAATGTTATCCAAGCTTTAAAATCGATTATAACACTCAAACTTTCCAAGGTACAACAATTGCGTCTAGAACAACACAAGTACTTAGCATTTCTCAATTGGCACTGCCCACACAGCCTGAATTGCTTATTCTAGCTGTTCGACCTGCTAATGCCATGAAAACATGCTTTCAGCCAGATTTCTATTTGCCAATTGTTGGATGTAATCTAAACTACATTAACAATAACGTTTTGTCTGTTGCTGCCGCAAGCGTTACTACAGGCGGTGTTTTATTTGGCGGTCAAATGAAGACTCTTTATAATATTTCTCAACGAAACGGTCTTAGTATGGATTTTAGCCAGTGGACAGGTGCTTATTCTGGAGGAAAACTTCCAGCAATATCAACTGAAGCATTTGATAGCACAGCTGCGCCATGCGGTGGAGGTTTTCTTGTTTTAAGCCCTCAACTTGATCTAGCATCAGGAAAAGATATTATGGAAAGTCCAGGTGTTACAAGCGCTCAAGGTGCGGGTTATCTTCTTAGCGGAACAATTACGGTATTTAATCCTGCAGAAATTGCTGTACCTAGCGATGCTGTCGCTGGAGAAAGTAGCGGGGCTGGAGATCCAGAACTTGTAATTCTTAGATATGTGCCTCAAAGTTACGAGGATATTTCATCTGGAGGTAGTGGCCAATATGACTCGCTTGATATTCGACCAAGCACTCAGGATGTATCATATGTTGAAAATCCATTCCGTGACTATTCGGGAATGATTAATGCATCAAATATTAATGGAGGTTCTATTTTCACATCAATTGGAAATCTTGTCAAGACTACAGCAATTGCCGCTGCTGAAAAGGCAGTCGATTATTGTAAGACTCATCCTGACAAGTGCCGATCTGCTGCTTCTAGTGCTTATGCTAAATTCCGTGGTCGTGGATATGATGAGGAAATTACAGGTGGTGCTGCTATGAGCCGTAATGATATGCAAGATGTGATTGATCATAATTCATCAGTAATGCGCCGCCGTCTTGTTCACTTCAAGTAGACCCCTGGCCGGGTCTTCGGGCCTATTAAGTAGACACCGGGCCTATTATTAGTTAATTTAATAATTTTTTATTTTTATAAATATATACGCTTATAAAATGGGAGACGTTGTACGATACTTAGAAAATCGAGCCATAACTGGGCTTATAATAGGGCCTAATAATAATCCTAATAATGTTTATACGTTCCCACCTACGCCAGGAACTGAAGATCAATATATGGCATTAGATGCAAATAATAATCTCCAATGGGTTAGCGGCGGTGGCGGTGGAATGACTGGAATAACTAATTCTGATGGCAATTTGACTCTTAGTGGTACTTCTACAGTAAATATAAATTTTGCCACTAATATTGAAGTAGATGGAACAGTAACATTAGGTGCTGCTGGCGCAAATGAATACACGCTACCAGCAGCTGATGGAACTAATGGTCAAGTATTAAAAACTAATGGCTCTGGAGTTGTGACGTGGGAAGATGATGCCGCCGGAGCCGTTGCGTCTGTTTCTGGCACAACAAATCAAATTTCAGCCTCTACCACGACTGGCGCAGTTACATTAAGTCTTCCTAGCACGATAATTTGCCCTGGCACTTTAACTGCAACAAGTTTAGGAGTAACTAGCGCATACACATTGCCAGTAGCCGACGGAAGTAGCGGTCAAGTACTAAAAACAGACGGAGCCGGCGCTGTGACATGGCAGACTGACGCTGAAGGGGCTGTTGCTAGTGTTTCTGGCACTGCGAATCAAATTTCAGCCTCTACCGCGACTGGTGCTGTCACGTTGTCGCTCCCTAGCACGATAATTGCTCCAGGAACTTTAACTGCAACAAGTTTAGGAGTAACTAGTGCGTACACATTGCCAGTAACCGACGGTACAATTAATCA